GTCAACTCTGACAAACTTCAAGTATCTTCGCAAGATTTGGAAGCAGAACACTGAGGATGAGAGACTGCTTGGAGTGTCATTGACTGGACAATTCGGAAACGAATTAATGTCTGGGAAAAAAGGAATCAAGGAGTTGTCTGAGACTCTGAGAATGCTTCGTGGTGTTGCTGTTGCTGCTAATAATGAAGAGGCGCGGGCTATCGGAATTAATCCCTCTGCCGCCATCACATGCGTCAAGCCATCTGGAACAGTGTCTCAGTTAACAGGAGTTTCTTCTGGCATGCACCCGTGGCACAGCGAATATTATATTCGCACCGTGCGCGGTGACAAGAAAGACCCTCTGACTAGATTCTTAATTGATTCTGGTATTCCTGCTGAGGATGATGTCATGAAACCAAACGACACAACAGTATTCTCATTCCCCATCAAGGCACCCAAGAATGCGGTCCTGCGCGATGATCTTTCAGCCGTTGAGCATCTTGATATCTGGCTCGTCTATCAACGCGAATGGTGTGAGCATAAGCCATCAATCACTGTCTCTGTGAAAGATAACGAATGGATGGCCGTAGGAGCATGGGTCTGGGAGCATTTTGATGAGGTATCTGGAATCTCCTTCCTACCACATTCTGAGCATTCATATCGTCAGGCTCCATATCAAGAAATTGACAAGGACGAGTACGAGGCGGCTGTTAAAGCATTCCCCGACAAGATTACTTGGGAAATGTTAATGCTATACGAAACAGAGGATGGCACTACTGGCACACAAGATTTGGCTTGTTCTGCCGGGGTCTGCGAGATAGTAGACATCACCAAGTAGATGTATAATTAGGGATATGACATATACGAATTTGGTCAGGGGTTCTTCCCCGATAGGATATTGGAAGTTGAACGGCTCCGCTTCTGCGGTAGTCGGAACAGCAGCAACAATCTCCAATGCTAGTGGTTATTGGACAGCGCCGCCACTAGTTTCAAATTCTGAGTCTTCTCTGAAAATCACTCCTTCGGGTGCATCAGTATCTATATATGATTCATCATTCAACAATTTTTACAGCAATTATGTCAACAAACCATTCACCGTTGAGTTCTGGTTCTCATTCAATGGTCTTTTTGACGGTAGTGGATATCTGACCAATTTTAACTCCACAACAAGATATTTCACAGAAAATGTTCTCAAGATATTCAGAATAATGAGTGGTTCAACAGAGATAGGCTCAGTCAAATATGACTACAACACGAACACTTTCAGATTTTCTATAAATGGCGTGGGCAATAGAGATGCCTATATTCCAGTAAGAAATATGAACACTTCTTTCTACATAGTGGCAAACTATTCTTCTGAAAGACTATTGTTGACGGTAAATGGAGAAGATGGGGTAATTGGATATGTCGAAGACAGTTCTTATTTCCCCTCAAAATTATCTGGGAGTGTGACATATAGAATAGACGGAAGTTCATTAAACCCATCCGCTTCAATGAATTATGTCATCGGAGATGTAGCAATATATAATTATCAACTTGACAAGTCACATCAAAGGCTGAGGGTTTTGCTTGGTCTTAGTGCTGACAAGCCAACAGAATTGACTAATCATCTACAGACATCCTACTTCGATTTCTCTGAAAAAGATTATCATATTGCTCATAAAGAAATAATTACAGGAAATCAATTCAATGAAAATGTTTTCTACAGTCACAATTTTGTTGTGAGTGATTATGAAGGAATTCAATCTAACAAGATATATGACCTTCATGCCTCAGATGAGTTCCCCACAAGTTCTACGACAATATCTTCATCCGGCGCGCTATTCTCAAGTTCCAACTCTGCCTTGGTGTTTGATCAGTATGGAAGCATATTTGACAAAGAGGTGTTTAAGACAATATATTGCACATTCACACCAACATCTTCTCCCAGTGGATACTTATTCTCAATTCCCAATTCCATAGGAAATTCTGCAACTTTATATGCGAGTGTTAGTTCTACTGGAGTTACACTGGGCAGTTATGACTCTGCGGCATCAGCAAACACTGCAATATTGACAATATCTTCGTCAATATCTGCCTCTTCACAGTATTACTTTGGCATATCCATTGATCAGAATGATAACTTCACCGCTTTTGTCAATGACTCTGGTGTTTCGTCTGTCATAGAGAACTTTGAAATAAATTCAACACATAAAATTGTTATCGGAAATCTGCTTGACAGTCCAGCAAGCAACAATATGTACATAAAAAATTTTGGAATGACCAATGACAATGAAAATTCATTCATTGATTTTGACTTTGATGATCTTGAAATGTACATGGCAAGACTGACAAATGATTATTCAGTGTCGCAGATGACGGTATTAATAAAGTCAATACCATTCTCAAATTATGATGATGACATTGTTGGAAGCAAAATAACTTGGGACGGCATGGACAATTGCATGGTTCAAGTTTCTGATGATGGATATAATTGGACAATTGTCAAAAGAGGTTATCCAATACCAAATGTGGTGTATGGAAGTCCTAACAAGAACAAATTGTTGAAGATAATGGTTCCTCATGAATATACGGTTGAAAATATAAATCAATCATTCAACAATTTAGACATTTCTTTATATAGGACTATGAATTTCAATTCAAATGACAGCAATTATTTCATGACCGCCCTCGGAGACAGCGCATCATTGTCAATATACAATATAAAAAGGTTCCCGCAGTCAATATTGTTGCGTCAAGACAAACCGGGGGTATTCTTTGATAGCGTTAATGGATATGTAAATGGTTATGCAAAAATAACTGCCACATCAAGTGTGACAAATACATATGGAATGGATTTTTGGTTCAAGCCTGAGAGTTTTACAAGTGCAAGTAACTATCTTATTCATGTAAGCGCATCAACAGATTACTACGTGTATATAAGCGGAAGCACTAATAAAATAATATATTCTCCCAGCACTTCATACCTGTACATAAATGGTTCATCAGTCACAAGCAATTCTTACACCGCCTCACCGGGAGAGTATTACCATATTTTCTACAATCTTGGCGCATCTGTGAATAATTCATCAAGCATAATTCTAAATGGTCGCGCAGGAGCCAGCGGAACACACTCAAATGGATCATATGCTCACCTTAACATATGGAATGATCCAATAACATTGTCTACGCCTTCTTCTAGGTATAGCAATTTTGTTTCAAATAATACTTCTTCCGTTCAGGATTCATCTTCTGTCGTTTGGCAGTCAAATTGGAATAGTTCTTCAATTATTACGGTTGCTGCACGTAGAATTGGTTAACGTATGTGATTTTTTTGGCTTTTATGAGGTCAAAATGGTATGATTCAGTAATGAAGTCACCCAAAATGCAAGTAATAGAAGAAGTTCCATACGGATTGTACCTTTGGCAGATGCCAGACGGGGGTCTTGTATGTGATGAAGATGGCAATTATTTGAATGTAGCAGCCATAAAGGGTGACATTAGGAAGATTAATGCTCTCAAGAATGCCGCTAAGTCGTTTGGCTTAGAAGGTGGGCGTCCAGTATGGTTCGGCGGTCATCGTCAAGTGACCGATGAAGAGTATGAGATGCAAAAACAAAGACTTGAATGGGGCCTGATACCTGATGAACTGGATGTTCCAGCCATCAAGGAAGACCTTAACCAGAAGAAAAAGATGGGTTTGATTTAATTGCCTAATTTACAGATTGATGACAGTCCAGATGATGATTCACAACTTATAAAGGTATCATCATCTAATGATTATTTCCGACTTCCGGCATCGGAATCCTATGATGACCCATTTATGAAATCTTGGGACGATCTTAGCAAGTTGGAAGGTCTTAGCACTAATTTTAAACGCAAGGCTACAAGAATCACCAAGGCTTACACTGGTATTGATGACGCTAAGTCAAAGAAACTTGACCCACTTGACCTGACTGGTTACTCTCTGTTCCAAATTGTGCAACCACCGTACAATTTGATGTATTTGGCTCAACTTTATGACATTTCACCATTCCACCACGCCGCCGTCAACGCAAAGGCGGCAAATGTTGTTGGTCTTGGTTACCATTTTGAAGAAACTCAGAAGACATTGGATCGGATTGAAGACGTTCTGATCGATGAGAAGAAGTTGGATAAATTTCGTCGCAAAGTTATGCGCGCAAAAACCGAACTGACCGAGTATCTTGAGTCAATGAACTCAGATGACTCATTTTTGAGAATGATGAGAAAGATTTATATCGATCTTGAGACTACTGGAAACGCTTACATGGAAATTGGTCGCACATCAAGCGGCAGAATAGGCTATATTGGTCATATTCCGACAATCACCATGAGAATTCGTCGCCATCGTGACGGATTTGTGCAAGTTGTGTACAACAGATACACATATTTCCGCAATTTTGGCGATACGGAGACAATTGACCAAATTGGAACTGATCCGCAGCCCAACGAAGTGATTCATTTCAAGAAATACACTCCGACAAACACATATTATGGACTTCCAGACATCCTGTCCGCAAAAAACGCGGTGGCGGGAGATGAATTTGCCACAAGGTTCAATCTTGATTACTTTGAGAACAAAGCAGTGCCAAGATATATCATCACAGTAAAGGGTGCTAAACTTTCTGCTGATTCTGAGAGAAAGTTGTTAGAATTCTTCCAAACCGGCCTGCGAGGTCGCAATCACAGAACACTTTACATCCCATTGCCATCTGATGGAGAAAATTCTCGCGTAGAGTTCAAAATGGAGCCAATTGAAGCCGGTGTTCAGGATTCTTCATTCAGAAACTACGCAATTGAGAACCGTGATCGTATTCTTATGTCTCACAATGTACCAATTTCCAAGATTGGAACGGCTCAGGGCATGTCCTTGGCCGGTGCCAAAGATGCTGACAAGACATTCAAGGAGCAAGTGTGTCGTCCTGCTCAGGAACAACTTGAGCAGAAGATAAACATGGTAATAAAAGAGTTTACAGACGCATTTGTGTTGAGATTTGATGAATTAACTCTCACAGATGAGCAGACACAGAGCAAGATTGACGAAGTATACCTTAGAACTCAAGTTATTGTGCCAAACGAAATTCGTGTTCGCAAGGGCCTGCCGCCTAGACAGGGCGGTGATTCTCCTGTTCAATTGACAGCCGGTGCAGCGGCAGAACAAAGAACTCAACAAAGTGGGAATAGAAATAGGGATCAACAGCGTGCATCTAACGCATCAGACTTTGAAGGTGACAGAAATCCTAAAGGGGAGGGCAGAAAAGTAGAATAAATTTTGTAACCCTAGAATTTATTGCTATTATAATGTCAAATGGAAATTACAAAAGCCTCATGGAACAATAGCGAAAAGAAAGTCAATCTTGCATTTCCAATCGCTAAAGTCAACAAAGAGAAAAGAACAGTGTCAGGGTTCGCGTCCCTTGATAATATTGATCGCCACGGTGACATCGTTACCTCAGAAGCATCACAGAAGGCATTTGACCGTTTTCGCGGAAATCTGAGAGAAATGCATCAGCCAATTGCCGTTGGCAAGGTTATGTCATTCTCAACCAAAGAATTCGTAGACACAGAGACAAACAAGACTTACAAGGGCATCTATGTAGATGCCTATATTTCTAAGGGTGCCCAAGACACATGGGAAAAAGTTCTTGACGGCACATTGACAGGATTCTCAATTGGTGGAAACATCGTAGAGGCATCATACGAACCCGGTGATGCTGAGGACAATCGTGTTATCAAAGATTATGAACTCATGGAATTGAGTCTAGTTGACAATCCCGCCAATCCTCTCGCAAATATATTCTCAATTCAGAAGAATGCTGATGGAATGCTCATTAAGGGCATGGCGGCAGAAACAGAGATTGAAAATGTACTCTATTGCTCACAAGACAAGATTGCTACTACATCTGTTGAAGAATCATTGGCCTGTGTGGCTTGTGGTGACCAGATGAAGACAATCGGATGGGTCGAAAAATCAGATGTGCAAAAAAGCGAAAGCATCATGAAAACAGTCGCAGCCTACTTTGCCAAGGATGACGCTCCCGGTCCAGACCATGCAGCAACAACTCAGGATTCTGACTCTGTTACGAGTCAGGATACAATAAATCTATATCCAGATCAAGGAAAAGTCAAGTCTGGAATACCAACGGCCAAAATGGCTGAATTGGACGAAGACAATCTTCTAAGCAAAGGAGGGAACGAAGAAATGGCAGACGAAACAAATGAAGTAGAGGCTACTCCGGTTGAAGTCGTGGAAGAGTTTGCTGAAGCCCCCGAAGCAGTTGACGGCGATTCCGTTGAGAAGGCCGCAACCGTTTCTGAGGTTCCAGTTGATGAACTAGACTTTGTAAAGATGGTTGACACACTAAAGACTGATGTTACCACTACAATT